ACGCAATCCAACAAAGTACAACCATATTGTAATGGGCGCCTGGATGGATAAAGCCGAGGGAGTTATTTTTGAAAATTGGAAAATTGGGAATTTTGATACGTCTTTACCTTTTGGTTTTGGGATGGACTTTGGATTTAGTATTGATCCAACGACATTGGTAAAGGTAGCCGTCGACGAAGACAATGGTTTAATCTATTGCGAGGAATGTTTTGCAGAGGTTGGATTAACAACTAGCGACATTGCCAAGCGCATTGGTAAGCATTGCCAGGCGAACGAAATGATTATAGCAGATAGCGCAGAGCCAAGGCTAATAAATGAGGTTTACAACTTAGGTTTTAATATTAAACCTTGCACAAAAGGGCCGGACTCTGTAAGGTACGGAATTAAAAAAATGCAAGACTACCAAATTGTCGTAAGCGCTGAAAGCAAGACGATTATAAAAGAACTTAACAATTACATTTGGAGCGACAAAAGAAGTGATACGCCAAGGGACGATTACAACCATACAATCGATGCAATTAGGTACGCTTTTGATAAATTAACGAATACCAATGATTTTTGGCACGTTTAGGTTATCCAATGATTTTTTTATATTAATATCCTATTTTTACAAAAAAAGACGCACGGAATGAATTATATCGACCGCATCAAATCCCTAGTTGGACTTAACAAAAAGGACGCAACATATTTAAACGCCGTTTTCCCTTATTTGGGTAACAACGTAATCTGGACCGCGCCAACAACGCAAAACTTTGTCGAAAAAGGTCTTTACCTTAACTCCGACCTTTACTCGATTATAAACCTAATCGTTAACAAGTTGTCAGCGGCTCCGCTTATTACTTACGAAATAACAGACGAAAAGGCTTTTAAATATTACAAGGCAATGAGCGGAACAATGCCAAATTCTGGCGCTAAATGGTCCGCAGAAAAGTTACGAACTAAAGCAATGCAAGAGGTTAATATTCCCGAACTTGACAGATTGCTAAAGAAGCCAAACGAGTTCCAGACTTGGGACCTATGGTTAAAAGAAATTGCAGCATTTAGATTGATTACTGGGAATGCCTATATGTACGGCGCAAGACGCGGCGACCAACCAAACGCTCCAATTATTGCGCTTTATTCGTTGCCGTCTCAGTATATGGAAATTATTTCCGGCGGTTTAAACCAACCAATTAAAGAGTACCGTCTAACTTATAACGGTTACGAGCGAATCGATGCTAAAAACGTTGGACACTTAAAGAATTTTAATATTAGTTACCAGGCTGGCACGGCTAACCATCTTTATGGCGCCTCACCTTTACGCTCCGCAGTTCGTGATCTAACTACGTCAAACGATGGCAAGCAAGCGCTTTTAAGTATGCTGCAAAATATGGGAGCGCGTGGTATTTTAACTGGAGACGGTTCAGTTAACATTACAAGAGAGCAAGCGCAAGGATTAAAGGAGGATTACGCTCACAATTACCAGGGAGCAAACAGAGCCGGCGACGTAATTATTACGCCAGCCAAATTGTCTTGGGTTCAAATGGGAATGAACGCGGTCGATATGTCTATAATTGATACTCAAAAAGTAATTTTACGCTCACTTTGCCGAGTTTACGGCGTTGATGCAAAACTACTTGGCGATACTGAGGCGAGTACCTTTAACAATACCGAAACGGCTTACAAGGCTTTAATTAATAACGTTGTTCGTCCTTTGCACGTTGAAATTCGAGACGTATTAAATAATTGGCTTTTGCCAAGTTACGGCAAAAACAACTACTTTGTCGACTTTGATTATATGGCTTATCCGGAAATGCAGGACGATATGGATAAGTTGGTGCAACAACTTTCAGCGGCCTACTGGTTAACTCCAAACGAGAAACGTACCGCAATGAATTACGGCGTTTACGAAAATGAGTTAATGGATAAGCCATTTATTCCACAGGGTTTAATGACCTTGGACGAATACGGCGCGCAACCAGTTGACAACATAGACAACGTGGGAGACTATGCCGAAACCAACGCGTAAGGAAATTGCTTTAGCCAATCAATTAGATGCTTTGCAAAGGCGTTACGAGAGGCGATACGAAAAACAGATTTACACGGCTTTAAAAAAGCAATTAAAGCCATATTTGGATGCTATTAAAGAGGCGCCAGGTAATATAAATCAATTTGACCTAATTAGTCCAGCGCCTTTGGCCGATGTCTTGGAGGACCTTTACGTTACGGCTGGCGTTGCTTACGCCGACGCAATGTATAGCGCAATACAACCGCCAACAAAAGCAACAAAAGAAGCGTTACGCGCTGGCTGGCGTGATTTTATGAGACGCTTTGCAGTTACTAATTTAAGTGGCTTATTAATTGACATAAACAGAACGTCGGTTGCATTAATCGAGCGATTGGTTGCGTCCGGATTAAAAGAAGGTTTAGGCATTCCAGACATTGCAAGAAGTATTGAGCAAAGCGTTGCGGCCATATTTACTAATCGTTCCAAATTGATTGCCCGTACTGAAATGGTAAAGGCAACAAATACCGCTGCAATGCAATCGTCCGCAACCTCGGATTTTATGTACGAAAAGAAATGGTTACCAGCAAGCGACCAGCGTACGCGTCCGGATCACTTGGCAATGCTTAATTCTGAATGGATACCTTTCGACGCAAAGTTTAGCGTTGGCGGCGTTGAAATGGACCGACCAGGCGCGCCAGGAGCGCCAGCGTCTCAGGTTTGCAATTGCCGTTGTAAGGTTGTTTTTAGATTAATGCGAGACGTTGACGGCTTACCAATTCGTAAATGAAAGCAAAGGTTATTAATTTGGATTCACGCCGTGATAAATGGCGCATTTCAGAAATGGAGTTAAGTCCGCATTTTGAACTTGAGCGCGTTTCCGCTATAAGGCACGAATGGGGATGGGTTGGATTAGCCAAAACATTTAATCAAATATTTTCAGAAGCCGATGGCGACGTTTTAATTTTTGAAGACGACGCAACTTATAGAGGTTGGGTAACTAATTTGTTAAATGCAATTAAGGATTTACCAGATGGCTGGGAAATGTTGATGCTCGGCGCAAATATTAAGGATCAAAGGATTGACCGGATAAATAATAACTTGGCGCGTACTTACGGCGCCTGGACAACGCACGGCATTTACTACTCGCATAAACTTTGCAAGGAATTGGCAAACCTAGAGTTTAGCGTTCCAATAGACGAATATTTTAGGACTGTTGTACATCCACGCGGCAACAGTTACGTTGTTTACCCGTTCCTAAGTTACCAGCGTCCAAGCGATTCCGATATTGAGGGAGGGTTTAAAGATTATACTAATTTATTTTATGAATCTGAGGAAAGGGTTGGCTATTTTATTAATCAATAATTTATTGGTTTGCTTTTTTTTTCTAGCCTTTTATTTTTACAAAAAAACCGACAATGATTTACAAGAATATAAGCCAGGGAATTATCGAAGACGTTGACGACGTTAAAGGAATCGTTACCGGTTATTTTTCCGCGTTCAACAACATAGATTCGGACGGCGACGTTATCGTTTCAGGTGCATATAAAAAGACCGTAGGCGAAAACGGGCCAATGGGACGCAATAGAATTATGCATTTATTGCAACATAATCCTTTGATGCCATTGGCTAAACCAATGGAATTAAGCGAGGACGGCAAAGGCTTGCGTTTTGTTTCTAAAATAACCGAAACCAGTTACGGAAAAGACGTAATTAAACTTTATGCTGAGGGAGTTTTTAACGAGCATTCTGTTGGCTTTGAAATTGTAAAGAGCGATAATAAAGCCGGTTATCGAGAAATTAGAGAAATTAAACTTTGGGAGGGTTCTACAGTTACCTGGGGAGCCAATCCAAATACACCAATTGAATCGATGAAATCTTGGGACAAGCCTAAGACCGAGGAAATGATTTCCAAATTTTGTGGAATATTGAGAAACGGTAACCTTACCGATGAATCAATGATTACATTGGAAATCGGATTAAAGCAAATTCAAGAGCATTTAAAGGCATTGCATACTAACTCAGTTTTAGCCGTAGAATCCGACGCAAGTCAATTCGTTATCGAGCAAGACCCGACTTTAGCAATGGCTTTGGAGTTCGAATATTTACCTAAACTTAAAAAATTTATTTAAAACAAAATGGAAGCAATTAAATCACAATTGGACTCTGTATTGGCTAAATTGGAAGGCAACGAAGCGTTGATCTCCGACGTAAAGTCAATGAAAGAAGCGGGCGAGGAATTCAGAAAATCACTTTCTCAGGAAACCGCAAAACTAAACGAAAAAGCAACTGCGCTACAGGCTCAACTTGACCAGGTAGACGCTAGAACTCAGGCTGGTTTTTCAAGCGCACAAAAAGGTTATTCTTTTTCTAGCGAATTGGAAAAGGCTTTTGCATCTGACGCATTCGGAAACTACAAAAACGGAAACGCTAACAAGGTAAAACTTGACCTTGAATTGAAAGGCGGCGATATGACAGTTGGAAACTCTTATTCTGGCGAAGTTATCCCAGCGGACAGAGTTCCAGATTTGAAGTTTACACCAAACAGAAAAGTAAACGTTCGTCAATTGTTGCCAGTTGGACAAACCTCTAGCAACCTTATCCGTTTCGTTCGCGAAAGCGCTTACGATAACGCTGCGGCTCCAACCGCTCAGGGTTCTCCAAAGCCTCAGTCTGATTTCGACTTGACCGCAGTAGATCGTTCTATCCGTACAATCCCTACTTTTATGAGATTGACTAAGGAAATGTTGGACGATACTCCAGGCTTGATTGCTTACTTGTCTAGCCGCGCTCCTAGCAAACTTTTGAACGTTGAAGATACCCAAATCCTTTACGGGTCTGGAATTGGTCAAAACTTGAGCGGTTTTGCAACTGACGGCTCCGCTTACGTTAACGTTCCTTTTGGTTCTAATATTAACCGATTTGACGTTTTGGCGGCCGCAGTAGTTCAAACTACAAAGAACGAATACGCGCCTAACGCTATTATGATTAATCCAACTGATTTGCTTAGACTTGTATCTACTAAGGAGACAACTGGCGATTATATTTTGCCTTCTTATGTTACTATGTCTGGCGGACAAATGTTTATTTTGGGAGTTCCAGTTTACGCAGTAAATGGCGTTGTTGCTGGCGATTTCTTTGTTGGAGATTTGGCGCTTGGTTCTCAGTTGTTCGTTCGTCAGGGCATTACTCTCGAATTCTTTGAGCAAGACGCTGACAACGTAACCAAAAACTTTGTAACTGTACGCGTTGAGGAAAGAATTGCTTTGGCAGTTTATACCTCTCAGTCTATCGTTTACGGATCATTTGCTGCTGCGCTTGCATCCGGTTCTGGTAACTAATTTCATAGGTTAGTTTTAGTTTAAATTCCCGCACAATTTTGTGCGGGTTTTTTTATTTATTTAAAAATCAATAGGTTTACTAAAACCAAAGCAAAAAATTTATGAATGTAGTCTTTTTTGTACACGCGTGGGCTGGAACTCATAACTCGGGCGCCGAGTGGACAGTTCAGCATTACGCAAAATTTTTGCATCAAAAAGGGTGCAATATCGAAGTAATTTTACCAGAAAATCAAATTTACCCAGACGGTGAAAAGTTTGCTTTTATAAAATTTATAACCGGCTATTATTCCAACGATTTCTTTTTAGCCTTACAAAATGCAGACGTTATATTTACCCATTTAGACAGTACTGGAATAGCAATTAATTGGGCAAGACATTTTAAAAAGCATTTAGTTTTCCTCAGCCACAATGACCACGATTATAGAATTGTCCGCGCTAGACAGTTAAATATTTCGGTTGTTTATAACAACAAAGCAAACCAGAAAAACGTAGGCGGTGGACCTTATCCAAACGCGACAATTGTTTGCAAACCTCCAATTTTCCCAGACGACGTAAAATATAATCGAAAGCACGGGCAAAACGTTACGTTGATTAATTGCAACGAAAATAAAGGAGGCAAAATCCTTGTCGAACTTGCAAAGCGTTTGCCTAAGATTAAATTTCTCGGCGTGCTTGGTAGTTATGGCGAGCAAATAATTGACGACACATATAAAAATTTAAAGTACGTTCCGCAAACGCCAGACGTGCATTTAATTTATGGCAAAACAAATATTGTTTTAATGCCAAGCGATTACGAGAGTTACGGACGTGTAGCGTTAGAGGCGGCAATTAATAGGTTGCCGGTTATTTGCACGCCAACAGACGGCCTAAAAGAATGTCTAGGAGCCGCTGGATTATATTTTGACCGGGAAGACATTGACGGAATGGCTAAAAAAATTGAGGAATTAATGACCGACGAAATACTTTACGATTTCCATCAAAATATTATGCGCAACCTGGCAGAGGAACGGCTAAAATATCAAGACCAAGAACTTGAGCAATTTTATACCTTTATCGTTGACAAAGCAAAACGAGAATATAATGAGTGATTTACTTTATACACCTACTAACGGCTCCTTTACTGGTTACTCCGTAGAATTATCAACTGGCGCCGTAACTGAGCCGGTTACATTGGCCGAAGCCAAGGAATACGCAAGGATTGACGGATTTGCTGAGGACGCTTTAATTACCAGCCTTATTAAAATGGCGCGTACACATTGCGAATCTTATACCGGTAAATCTATTGTTTTAAAGACTGTAACGATTACCTCGTTTACTTACCCTTATATGTTCCAAATGCC